AAAAGCTTACCACAATATTCTGAGGTATTACATATCCACTTCTCATAACCCCATCCTTTAGGAACAAACTTTATATCAGACGATTCTTTCAATATCTTCTCCGTTTAAAATATATGTACCAGAATGTTGTACAGCAATTGCTGCCGCTTTGTTTCCCAACATAAGAGAATAATCTATATCATTAGTAGTTATATATCCAAACACTAGAGCAGAAAGAAAAGTATCTCCTGCACCGACTACATCAAAAACCTTTACTTTCTCTGATGGATATAATATATTATTGTATATACACCCTTCAGATCCTTTTGTTACTATTAAATTTTCTATATTATAATTATCTAGATTCTCATATTCTACATCATTTATCTTAATAAAACAATTAGGTTTGTTAGGAAGTATAGTTTTCTTACTATCAATAAACACAGGACAGGTTGCACTCTCTACAATTTCAAATATCTTTTCTGTGGTTAAATATCCTTTATTATAATCCGATATAACAACAGCATCAAACCCATCAGTGGAAACAGGAATTAATAAAGGTCTTATCTTTTCCTCATTATCAACCCTAAGTATCTGTTGATTAGATTTCTCATCAATGAATCTAGTCTTTACTAATTGTTCATTATTAGTTAAGAATGTAATATCAATACCAAATGCTTGTAAGTTTAAACATACATTACCAGCCATACCAGAAGTGGTTTTTATCTTAGCATAATCCAGCACAGGCACAGGTGCTTCTGGACTTATACGAGTACATCTACCATAGATGTACTCATCTTCACAACTATCTCCCAGTAACAGTACTTTCATCGGTAATCGTAAAAAGAATCTAACATACCACACTGACCAAAAGGCATAAAATTCATTGCTATAGAATACCTAGTTTCTTTATTATTATTAATTTGGACAGCATGGCTAAGATCACTAGGAAATACCAACATCTCACCGTAATTTGCAGGAAAATTAACATCACCAGACATTACTAAATCAACATCTGTACTATTGGATTTTGGATTAATAGATGGATTGCGTTTGCAAAAAGTTATACTTGAATTATCTTTAACACTTTTTGAAAAATAAAAAACTGAACTCCAAGATGAGTTTGTGTGATAATGTTCTCTTTGACTCTGATACATATTGAGCCTATTAAACCAAGAAGTAGTCATTTTAAATGGAACTTCATATCTAATTTCAGATAAACATTCATTTATCTTATCTTCAATTCTTTCAACCAATCCCATATTATACTTAAATAAAATTTTTTGATCGTTAGATATATTATTTCCTTCTTCCCACTTAGCATACTTAAGAATACTTTCTACATCATCAACTAGATCCATACAATCTACACAATAGACTAATGTTGGAAATATATTAAATCTTCTGTTCATTAATCTTTTTGATTACATTACTACTAGCATATCCTCCCACTCTAGGAAGATGTCTTACCTCACCAGCGTGTTCCCAACCAACTACATCACCATCCCTCCAATCATCACCAAGTAATAATATATCAGGTTGATATAGTTCAATTAGATCTTCTAACTCTTGTCTACTACCAAAGGTATGGACAACATCAATATACTTAATTGCCTCAAGCATAGCAACCCTATAATGAAGATCATTTATAGGGCGATGCTCTCCTTTATCAGTCCGAATCTTCTCATCAGTATCCGTAGCAACTATTACTTTTTCTCCTAGAGATCTAGCAACTTTGAATAGTTCTATATGACCTGGATGAAGAATATCGAATGTGCCGTTGCACCAAACAATATCATTTTGCATTAACTAAAAAATCGGAATTTGACTTTTTATTATCGTCTCTACAATTAGATTCATTCATAACTTCTTTATGTTTAAACTCATAATCATAAACACCATCTGTTAATATAAAATCAACCTTTATTAATTTACCTATCTCTGGAAGATACATATAGCTAATCTCACTATAACCCAAACACTCCATTGCATCTTCAAGAGTTTCAACTAAAGGTTGACCACCAAGATTAAATGATGTATTAAACAAAATAGGAGTATCAGAAAGTTTTTCAAATGCACTAATCAAATTATAATAATGCTCATTATGATCTTTATCAACTGTTTGTATTCTACAAGTACCATCTACATGAATTACTGATGGGATCTTTTCTTCAACACCTGGTTGACACTCAACAGCATACATCATATGTGGAGTATCATCCATTCCAGCAAGATCAAACCAATCATGAACCTTTTCTTTAAGAATTGAACAAGCAAATGGTCTAAAGAACTCTCTATGCTTTACCTTATTAATAATATCCTTACCATCCTTAATAGTAGGATCAAATAAAATAGATCTATTTCCAAGTGCTCTAGGACCACCTTCTGATTTTCCTTGGAAGATAGTTACAATATTACCTTCACGAATTACCTTAGCAACATCATCATAAGTTACATCACTAATTTCTATCCTATCATCACCCAAAGATTCTATGTAAGGCAAATACATCTGTGTATTGTATTGAGGTCCATAATAAATTGTCTTCTGAGGTTTCATCTCAGAATATTCTCTCTGTTTTTTTAAATACTTATCATAATAAACAGAATAAGCACCACCTATACATGTACCTCCATCATGTGATATTGGTTCAACAAAGATATTTAAGTTAGGGAATCGTTGTTTAAATTTATAATTAGCAACACAATTTAATCCATATCCACCAGATATAACAATATTTTTCTCACCTGTAATATCTACTGCTTTTTCAATTAGATTGCCAATATAGATTTCACTTGCCTCTTGTATAGCATAAGCTAAATCTTTTTGATTTTCAGTATATTTGGCATCCTGTTTACCTCTATGAGACTCTTCCTCATCAACACTAAACATACCAGGAAATCTATCACAAATAATGTAAGCACCATTTGGATAATTAGGCATAAAAAGATCTCTATTAACCCAACCATCCCTCACAATAGGAGGAAGATTAGGATTGGGTTTTCCATAAGGAGAAAGACCCATTAGTTTTCCAGCATCAATAGATTGAAAACCACAATACCTAGTCACAGCTTCATATGCTTTAACTATACCTGGATGTTCAGTAACATATGTTCTTGTATCTTCATCTATAATATTAAAACCAACAGATTTATCAGTTCCTAAATGCTTATAAACTTGCTCAAATTCAAGAGGTTTCTTTGCTTTAAATATAGTTTCAAATTCAAATAAAGTAGATCCATCAAATGAATCTGATTGTAAGAAACTTCCAGCACCATCAGCTATTAAACAAGCAGCAGTATCAAATCCAGAATGCACAAATCCACAAGCAGCATGCATCTGATGGTGTATAGTATCAATGAAAGTAACATCAAATTGAAACTTACCTCTGGATAATTTTCTCATCCATCCTTTATAAATGTCCTCTGCAGTCCAATCCGTTTGTGGACCTTCTCTATGTGTATGACAAACCACCAAATGATCTATATGATCAACATAATCAAAAACCTTTGCCAATCCCATAAGAGGAGTTCCATCCCTCTTAAATCTAGTTAATCTTTCCTCTTCCAGGTAAAAAACAATTTCACCATCAACAAGCAATGTTGTACTAGCATTATGACCACGATTACAAGATACAATAATACTCATAATTTACCTCAAGATTTTTTTGATTCTATTTCCAACAATTCATCAATTGGTTTTTTCTTCTTTTTTGTTTTAGTAACAAATGGTTTATCATATTTAACTGGTGGAGTCAATATAGATTTAACATTAGAAGAATCCTTTGGATTACTAAAAGAAACAGTTTCCTTTCTATCACCCCATTTTGGATTACTCTCTATTAAATCACCCGAAGTGCTACCTCCTTGCTTCTTTACACCTAAAGTATTTGACAGATCTTTTTTACTAACACCAATCTTATTCTTAATACCCTTTATAATACTATCTACAGTTTTATCTTCTAAAACCATTAGATCCTCATTGGTTCTATCACCACATATATCCATTGTTAATCTAATTGGACTATACTTTCTCTTACCTTTACCATTATCAATAATACTAAACTTCTTACTATCAGGATATGATATATTTTCAGGATAAGTAGATCCTATAACAACTGTAGTAGGTTTATTTAAAGAATATGCCATATGTTGCCCAACACTATCACATCCTAAGAAATAATCAGCAGCATTTATAACACCCATCCAACCATTCAATCCCATATTTTTGGGAGCCGCAATTCCAAGAGATTGCCAACCTGGAATCTCAATGTTTGACATAAGTATAATACCATAATCTTTATTAAGTTTTTCAATTAATTTAAGAATATTAGCAATTTCAAAACTTCTTCCAGAAGTATCGTAGATAAATTGCCCTTCAACTTTTACACCTTGTCCAAAAGGTTGAAATACAATAACCTTATCTTTACCTAAAGTATTCTTTACTTCACCAACTACATTATGTCCGTTAATTTGATCTTCCTTATTAAGATCCAACTTAAGTTCCCTAGTTTCAGGAATCTCATCAAGTTCATTAATTTCTATATCAAATGCCTGTATGAGATTACACCTCTGAGTAAAATATTCGTTTACTCTATATGGTTCGGGTGATATAATCTTCTTATCTTTTAAATGATCTTCAAATAAATCCTTATGCCCAAGAGGAAAAACTTTTTCTCTCAATACTTTACTATTTAAATATAATTCCGACCAAGACTCTGATACTATTATAAAATTATCGTGAGTTTCTGCATACCTTTCTAACGCAGGAATGGAGCACAGCACACGCCCTGCTCCACCGTTAATAAAAAAAGCTTTATTCATTCAAGTCAAACCTCAATGTTTAATATTATATCATTGGTTGATTATATAGTCAACCATATAAAGAATGTTAGGTTATGGTTATACTACTTCCACTGAACGCAAACCATACCAAACTTACCAGAATCTCCACATAGACCGTTTCCACCACCCATAGCGTGTGAACCCCATCCACCAGCACCAGCAAATCTTAAACATCCATTACCAGTCCAAGCACCACAATTATATCCACAACAGTTTCCACTACTAAAGGTAGGGCAACATATTGTATCAGATTCTGAACCAAGAACTGGAGCGTGTTGTTCCCAACCATAATGGTTAGTATCCCAACATTGCATCGGCCAAATACCTCTCAATCCGTAGATTGTATTTTCATATTGTGGATTCTCAATATCCTTTATAGATCCGTGATATCCAGCACCAGAAATATAAGGTATACAATTAAAGGTTTCACCAGTAAAACACCAGTCACCACCATAGTTACATATTCTTGCACCTTGGTTATCATTAGTTAAAGCAGCAATTCTACAAGTACAGTAATTACCTCTCATAGCATTCCAAGTACCTAGTGATCCTTGACCACCATCAGCACAGAAATTTTCCAATTTACAACCTTGAACATAAGAAGGGCATCCACTCCATCTCTGAGATCCAGATGTAGTATATGCATAACAACAATAAGCACATCCACCACAAAGTGTATATGTCCAACCACTTTGTACTGGAATAATTACAGATGCCCATGCACCTGTTGATCCAAATGGAGTATGACCACAACAGCAAGGAGCTTTATTTGCTCCACCACCAGCACCCCAAATCTGGAATCGAGCACAAGTTGCACCACTTGGAACACTCCAAGTACAACTAGAACCACAACGATAATATCCTTGAGAATCACAAACCTCTATACCATCAGTCCAACCCGTTCCTTCATAAGGTTTCCATAAACTTGTTTCACCAGGACAAGCCCATATTTTTTTCTCAAAATTGTCACTATCAGGGCAGAACCATGCCTTAGCACAAATTTCTGCATTTACATCATAACTTCCACCACCGCCGCTACCTGATTCAGGTTGTTTATTTTCTTTAAGATCAAATAAACACTGCTGCTTTTCGTGAATTTCTTTTTTTAGTGCTGCTTGTTCATTTAAAGCACTGTATACCAATACATCCATTTAAACACCACCTCCTGCAATACCAGAACCAGAAACTTTATTAATTTCAACTTGAACATCAATAGGAATCTTTGGTGTGGATCCTACTGCATCTGGAATAGTAATATACTTCCAAGTTTTATAATCAGGATTATTACCAAGGAACGTATCAATAGCAGAAAGATAAGTAGTTATCTTAGTATTCATATCAGTTCCAAAGTCATACATATCAGCATAAGTTTTAATATAATCCCTATTTTTCTTAGCAGCATCAGCATGTAGATTTTCTTGTACTTTTACAATCTGAACTAATTGCCAAGAACTAGTAGTAAAATTCCACTTCGCATCGTAAGCATCTTTTAAATCAGGATTATCAATCTTCTTATATACATCACCATTAGATTGAACTTCATCGGTATAAGTATAATCCCACTGATAGTTCTCATGGAATTGATGAGAACAAACATATGCTATAGGTAATTGAGAACTGTCTTTAGCATTAACAGTCTTTCTTATATCAGCACCTGCCTCATTTGGTGGATCTACCGTAACACCAATACTTGTTATATCACCACTTTGTGGATTTATCCATACATCAAATTCTTCAGGTCCAGTATATGTGTAACTACCACTAATGTTAGTCGAAATACCAGCAACGAATAGCTCAGTTGGAAGTAGATGAGTAAACGATGATGTAATGTTTGCCATTGTTTTTTACAGTTCTCTGATTTTTCTTTAGTTATTTATAAGGATGTGTATCACATATAGGATACACATACCATTCCAGTTTTACCAATATCAGCACATCCATTAGTATCTCCACCGCAAGTTGAGTAACCCCATGCACCAGCACCAGGAATACAGCACATTGCTTGACAATAACACGCTTGATAGCAACATCCACCATTTTCATTACTCATACATGCACCGCAGCAAGAGCAATCTGCGAATCCATACATACCAGGATGCTTATGACATGCTTGATCAGTACCATAATCATAAGCAAAGTATGACCATTGTCCAGGTAATCCGTATATCGTAGAACCAGCACTTACAGTACCATAATGCTTTTTACAATTTGCAGTAGATTGATAACTTGCTTCTCTTCTACTTTCTGGATATCCAACACCAGGTGTCTCTGCTTGTTGAGAACAATAATCGGTTCCACTATTACAAATACAAGATCCCATATATTTACAAGCACTTTGCTCGCTAGGTCCTCTCAAACATCTATTTTTAGCTTCACAGAATAGACTAGATTCACCACCTTCAGCACAGAAGTTAGTTAATCCAGGTCCTTGAACATATGATGGATTTCCACCAACAGTCATCTGTGACCTAGTTGTATAACAACAGTAAGCACAACCAGCACAAAGAGTATATTGTTCTCCAGAAGTTACAGGCATAATAACAGATGCATATGCACCAGATCCACCATTAGGTGCTCCACCACAACAACAACCAGTTCCTGATCCACCACCAGCACCCCAAATCTGGAATCGAGCACAAGTTATACCACCTGGAACAGTCCATTGACAGCAACAACCACATCTATGATACTGGGAAGTATCACAAACCTGAAATCCACCAGTCCAACTAGTTTGACCTTCAGCAAATCGAGGAATCATACAAGAAAGACCAAGATTAGGTGATCCAGCACCCTTCATTATTTCCTGAAGTCCAGCAGCACCCTCGGAAGCTGCAGGAGGTGGTCCTGGAGGACCTCCAGATCCTCCACCACATATGTCTTCTAATGCTAAAGTAATCGCAGATGTCAATCCTACAGATTCAGCTCGAAGTTCTTGGTTTATTTCTGCCAGAGCATTATATGTTAATACGTCTGCTGCCATTTCTTATACCTCAGTAGTTTTATAAATCAACATTATCAAACCGCTTGTTCTATACCATAAACACTAATGGATACATCAGATCCACTAGTATAAGCAACGATATTCTTTCCTGCATTAAGAGATATTGCTGTTCTCTCAATAACTGCAGTCTTAGGAACAGCTACGTCATACTCAATATACTCTGCATTACCAGGACTACCTGTTGAAGATAATGCCAACCTTACTGTGACAGCGTCAGTAGCAGATCGATTCAAAACATTAATATTGACAACTGCATGTGTTGAAGCAGGAACCGTATATACCGTAGTATTTGTACTTGCTGACAATGCGGCTTGTCCTAAAATACCAGATGCCATTTTTTTAAAACTTTCCTTTGTCTTGTACTATTTATAGATGTAAGTTATTGGCAATTACCAATAAAGAATTCAGAGATTTGAACGTTCCTAGCAACCTCATTACTATTTTGTGTAATAGTTGCATTAACAGTTCCAATACCAGCAGTAAGATGACTTATTGCTGTATTCAATGCTGTTGCTATACCAGCCTGAGTATGTGCTCTCTCAGTAGATAATCCCAAAGCAGTATGAGATTGTGCTTGTAGTAGTTTAGCAGCTCCTTCAGTCTCAACATAAGTTCTAACTGCAGCCTGTGTTGGCACTTTCTCATTACTGTTTTGTGCCATTGTTCCGTCAGTTGAGAACTCATTAACTTGAGCACCTAACTGAGCACCGATAGAACCCAATCGAATTGAGGTCAAACCAGATAGATCGAAACTATTTGCATTCAATGTTGCAGCACCAGTTGCCTGGTTTACACGGAAGTACTTACCAACCCTAAAGTTTCCTTGTTCATCAGTAGAAACATAGAATACCCTACCTGGGAAATCTTCTGTAATCTCCTGTGTCTGAACAGGGTCTTGTATTGGTGCTGATGGCCAGTTAGTTGTGGATGTTCCACCAGTTCCTACTTGTAAGAAGTCATGTCCAGTTAATCTTGCCTGACTAAAGATGTAACGAATCTTGATATCCTGTTGATCATATGCTTTAGCAGGTTTTTCTTCAACCAAAATTACTTGTGTAGTACCGTAAGTATCAGTAGTAACACCAGTAACTTTCATAAACTCATCATCAAACTTCATATAAGCACCAACAACATCCTCAAATCTTTGAGATAATGTTGCTCTGAATGAAGTGTCAGAAGCAGTGAAGTCTTTCAAAACTTCAGCAGCACTAACAAAACTAGTTGCACCAATTGAAGTAAATTGTGTTCCAATTGGCCATCCTTGTGCTGTATTAGCACCATCTTGTTCTCTAATAACCTCCATTGAGTTTGCAGTTGGGAAACTAACAACCTTACATAATTCATTTGTTGGTGATAAGCAATACTCACCAGGGTTAAATCCACTAATAGTACTAACACTAAATGTAGTATCACTTTGAGTTGCTGGAGTTAGTAGTGTGAAAGATCCTGTTTGAATTGGATATTTAATAAAGGTTGTAGATCCACCAGTATGAGCAGCACCAGCAGTAGTCCATTGTCCCCTATCAATCGAAACATTACCTTTTCCAACAGGTCCAGTTTGACTTACATTAGAAATCACAAATGTAAATGGATCTGCACCACTAATATTATCACTATTATATCCACCATTACCAGATCCAGTAATAAACTCAATACTACCATTAACTTCAAGAGTTGGTGAAGTTCCTAATCCAGAAAGAACAAGTATTCTTCCACTTTGTCCTTCGTTTGCACTTGGATTATTAATAAGATTAGCAGTTGTGCCTGAAGTTTGTGCAGTGATTGTTTCACCAGGAGCAAATCCTGTACCAACTCCAACAGCACCTTCACTAATTATTGAATAGAAAATCCTATTTAAAGTAGTTCCTTGAACCGTATGAATATAACCCCAAGCTTCAGAAGTATTACCTCTGATTCTTTCTCCTACTTGGAATCCAGGTCCTACCTGAGTATCAACATCAATTGTAAGTACTAAACCTTCAATAACACCTTCTCTTGCTTTTTCAATTGGACTGAATCCAGAACTTACAACACCATACTTACCCCATGAACTGTTTCCAACAAGAGATCTAAGTCTTCCACCACGAGTAGCAGCATAACTTATATGGTTATAATATGTAAAACAAGAAACTGTTTCTGCCACAGCACCATCTGTGATCCAGAATGCCATTCCTTCATCGTGAATGTTTGTAAATGAGTCAAACACGATAGATTTGTTAGAAGGTGTCGATGATCCATCTATAAATTGTCTATGAACTCCACCGTCTACAATTGCACCAACACCTTTAGTTGATTTTGCAGAACAGTTTGATACATATGGAGATTTAATAACTCTACTTGATGGATTTAATGCAACAAACACACCTTTAATATGTGCATTATTAGGATCATATTGATTTGCAGTAAATGTTAATGCAGTTGCACCAAGATTTTGTTGTTTATCAACCTCTATCTGAGTACCACTAATAAATCCACTAACCTTTGTTCCAGTTGAAACACCAGCACCAGTTACTGTTGTACCAACTAAATCTGGAAATAAATCAGTACCAGTAACTATTGATCCACTAATACTACAAGTTTTAGTTGCGACTGTACCTGCTGGAGTAAATCCAGTAAGACCTTCCATCAAAATATCCTTAAGCATCGTTGCGTTGCTTAACTGGAACATTGTTGAATGTTCGTTAGGTCTAGTCTCAACTGCAGTAATTGTTATATCTGATACACCATTTTCCCAAGTATCTGATGTCGTCCATTCTCCACCAGCAATATTATAGATCTGTATTTTCTTCTCAGCGTAATCTGAATCTAAAACAACAGCCCACTTATCTCCAGCACCAGTTCTTATTGATGATCCATAGGAAACATAAGGAGATGCTTTCTGAATCGAACCAGCACCACCAGATACAAAATTATGTACCGATGTATCTGTAACAGCACCTTGTCCACCATTAACATTTACAGTAATACTATCTGCAGTTACAGCAGTAATTGGTAAATCAGTATCATATGCATAATCAGCACCATCTGATGTAGCAGCACCAGATGCTCTTGGATATGTCTTCTGAGTTGTATTACCATCACCATTATAGTCACAAGTAAATATTAAAGAATTTGCACTAATCCTAATACTATCATAAATTGTTAAAGTATGATCTCCAATAGTCACAACCATATCACCAGTTGTTGGATTATAATTAATCGCACTTGGTGTATAAGTTGCAGAAGGTGCAGATGCTAATGTTATATCTTGATGCTTAGATGCATTACCTTTACCAACATTAACTGTAATTGTTGTACCTGTTGTTGCAGTGATAGGAAGAGTTGCACCAAATGCAGGATCTTTTGCTCTTGGATACTTATGCTGAGTAGCATGATTATCCTGATCACAAGTAAATGTTAATGTACCATTTCCAATTGTAATTGTATTACCAGTAGTTAAACTATGAGTTCCAATTTCTAATACAAGATTTCCTGTTGTAGAATCGTAAGTTGTTCCACTTGCAGGTGTAACTGAGCTACCAGCATTAGGAGTGACTGCATCAATAGCAGCAGATACAAAAGTATGTGCGTAATGTGTAGCAGGCTTAATCTTAGATGTTCTTAAGTTATCACCAACTATAGAAACAGTATCTGGAACTACAATTGGAAGTTGTTCTGCGTAATTTCCAGCCTTTACATAGATGGATGCTGGACCTTCTGCAACAGAACAAGCATGTCTAATAGAATGAAATGCTCTACTAATGTTTGAACCATCATTTTCATCGCTTCCTTCTTCTGTTACATAATAAACTGGATGCGTTACACTATTATTTTCCCATCCAGGAATTCCAGTTGGACTTACTGTTAATGTTTGTCCATTACTTCCTACAGGTAATCTTGCAGCACCTGTTGTATAGTAAACAAGGTCACCTTGGGTGGTCATCACATTGTTTGCTGCACCCTCAGCCAACATACTCCAATAAAGACCAGCACTATCTGTTGAAGGGTCTTGATTTAAACTACCAGCAGTAGCAACACCAATATAACTATTACTTAATCTCTTTACAGCATCACCTAACTGATAAGTTACTGTTGAATCCCAATTACCTTTCCAAGCAACACCTTTAGTTACTAAACTCCAATTAGAACTATTTGTTGCAGGTGTACTATTTGTACTAGTAGTGATAGCAACATAAGAATATCCACCATATAATGCTAAATCACCTTGCTTATAATCTGTCGAAGAATCCCAAGTACCAACTACATTAAATCCAGTAGTTATAATATCCCAATCATTTGTTAGATTGTATGAAGGTGGTTTATTAACATGAACACTCTTTGCAACATAAGTATAACCACCATATGTTACAACATCTCCATCCTGATACTGTGTTGCAGCATCCCAAGTATCTTCAAAGTTAAATGACTGTAAGTACTCAGTTGCATGAGCAATAGTATCTGCTTCACTAAATGAACCAGATGAAGTATGTCCAGAAGTTACACGATATAGAGTATTACCATATTTGTATACATCATTTATCTTATACCATTGCCCACCAGTCCAATTACCTTTTTGAGCAAGACCCTCAGTATGTAAAGTCCAATTATCAGTTATATCCAGAGAGTAAAAAGAAGTTTCAGAATCAGCAGATGTGTGATTCTTTTTACAGACGTAAGTATTAGCACCATATTTTATGATGTCGTCAATGACATAGGCAGTCGTAGTTTGCCAATCGCCACGCCAATTAAATTTTAATCTGCCAAGTCTAAATTCAGCCATTGTTTTTTCTTAAATCCTATTTTGGTCCTGCGGAATAATCATGATCACTAAAAGATACAGTTAGATATCCATCATCATCAATATAATAGGAGGTTCTCCTAAAATCAAATCTGAACTGTTGGTATTTATCGAACTCATTGTTCCTATAAGTTTTTTCTTCAGTGGTTTCATCCACATAATCCAATCCTTCTAAGAACTCTGGGTAAGGTGTCCCATCAAGCCTATGAGATACATCGGTTACAGTTTCATCAGTAGTCTTTACTTTAGTATACCTAAGCATACCATCATCATCTCTCCTTAATGCATGAACAGTAAATGTATCCTGCTGACCAATTTGAAGTCCTCCACCGCCACCGCCACCGCTAGTGCCAGAAAGCATGCTTCCACTTAGGAACATTGTCATGCAAATACCCTCCAATAAGTGTTAGTCCAAACTAATTTTACAGTAGCACCATCGACATCACATGCTAAAGGAGAATCAATCACGCCTGAATAGTTCTTAAACTGCTCATTATTTTGGGTTGCAACCATAAGATTATTTATGCCCCAACTTACTTCCGTATCATGAAGCTCAATAAAGTCTCCAGCATTTTTAACAAGAGGAAGAGTCACAGTAAATCCAGCACCAACAGTGTTTGTAAGATATCCACTATTAGACTGTAGTACAGCATCTGTAGACAGCACAGTTAATGGTGGAATTGTAGCATCAGCTCTAACAGCAAGGTTATTAAAATCAACAACTATAGTAGTACCATAACCAGTAACTGTTAAACCAGTACCAACAAAGTTAATATCAGTATATCCAGCACCAATTTTTGTTCCAATAAGTGCGGAGTTTGGGTTGACTGATGTAGATCCAATACCAACACCAGTAACAAATAATCTACCATCCTTATATAAATCACCACCAAAATCTATATCACCATCAACAAATACATTATCCTTAAAGGTAGATACTCCAATAAAAGTAGAGAATCCACTAATCTGAATATTTCTACCAGTTACTTCATCATATACTAGGTCACCAGAAACATTTAAATTACCACTAACTCTAACATCACCAGCGACATCCAGTTTGAATTGAGGATCTATAGTCCCAATACCAACATTAGGTGATGTCGTACTAGTAATAGCAATCTTACCTGTAGTATCATCAACTACTAGATAATGACCAAATTGTGAAAGTTCTCTATTGAATGCCATTATATGATTACTTTATAAAGTATTTATTGTGCTTAAACATCTGTAGTATTTGTTGAAGGGAATGCTCTTCCAGGACCCCATATAATTCTTACAGCACCTTTACCACCATTACCACCAAGGTTAGTAGGAGTGTTTTGCGGTCCACTACCAGTACCACCTGCACCTCCACCATAGTCTCCACCAGGACCACCAGTCACAGCGTTATAATAATTAGTACCATCATCTAATGGAACTGTTCCATTTGTACCATTATCTCCACCTGATCCTCCTCCACCACCAAGCATGGTTCCACCATTAGTGTTATTAATTGGAGAATTAGAACCACTCGCACCTTCACCTAGAATTCCTACTCCACCACCACCAGCACCACCACCAACTAAACCATTAGCAGAACCCCATCCACCAGCACCACCAGTTTCGCTATTACCATCTCCAGAATATCCACCAGCTCCACCGCCTCCACCATATGTCCGATGATCACCTCCATTACCACCACCATCACCTACAAAATCTCCACCAGCTTTATCACTTCCACCTCCTCCACCACCTTTAACAGTAGTCGCATTTACAAAATATGAATCTCCACCATCAGTTCCACCAGAAGTATTTTGAGTTCCTCCATCACCAACTACTACAGTATAAGATTGTCCTGGTGTTACTGAAATATTATTCTTCCATCCAAGTCCACCGCCTCCACCTGCTTTAAAATCACCTTCTTCTCCACCACCGCCACCACCAACTGCAACAACAGAAACATCATAAACATTAGCAGGTGCTGTCCAACTATATGTTCCTGGTGTAGTATATGCCTGTTGACCACTAACAGTTGTTGTATTACTAGTCATATCTGCTGTGTTTGTTGATGGGAATGCTCTTCCTGCACCCCATATAATTCTTACTGCTCCACCAGCAGAAGTTCCTACAGGTCCACCATCACCATAAGATCCAGCACCTCCACCATAATTTCCACCATCTCCTCCATCAGAAACATTTGTGCCACCACCATCAGAACCACCAGATCCACCACCTCCCATAGGAGTTGGATTACTACTATTATAAGTGTACTTAGTTCCACCAGTTCCATCAGCACCTTGTCCCAATAATCCTACACCACCACCTCCAGCAGATCCTTTTCCAGCACCACCAGCTCCACCGCCACCGCCACCTTGACCAGGATTACCTAATCCACCTTGAGGTCCGTAACCATTTGGAGCACTTTGTAATTGATAAGAAGATCCTCCTTTACCACCAGTTCCACCAGCACCTACATATCCACCAGCTCCACCGCCACCTCCAGCACCAGCACCGTAAGGATCGTAAGTCCATGGACCTCCACCCTGTCCACCATTACCACCACCATCTCCTACATAATTTCCACCATACGTTTGGTAACTACCAGTTCCACTATTATTAAGCCAACCACTACCACCTTTAACAGTGTTCTTGCTTATAAAATATGAATCTCCTGGTCCTTCATAATAAGTACTTCCTTGCCCAGATTGCCAAGGAGCACTGTTAGTATTATTAGGTTCTCCCACCTGTACAGTATAAGATTGACCTGGTGTTACTGTAATATTATTTTTCCATCCAAGTCCACCACCAGCATTTCCAGAAAAACCACCAGGACCACCTGAACCCATACCAGATCCACCAGCACCAACAGCAACTACACAAACAGAGGTAACTCCATTAGGTGCAATCCAAGTATATGTTCCTGGTGTTGTATATTCTTGCTGTCCTACTACATCTACAGTTGTAACTGCTGATAGTAACATCTGTTGAATTGACATATTATGTTAATCCACTTCCAGACACTACAAAAACATTGCTAGAAACACATAACACAGTTGCAACTCCCCTCTGAGCTAGAGTTCTACTTCCTGTAGTAGCAGTTCCTGCCAAATAAAATGTAACGTTAGTTCCCTGAGTAATGGTTATATTAGAAGCACTATTATTATAAATTGTAATTGCATCTCCAGCAGTAAAGATATCTTGATCCACTGTCACCGTAGTATTTGTTTGTACTAATGTACCAATATCAGAAGCAGTTAAAGTATATGAACTAGTTTTTGTTGTGCTTGAAAAATCTGGTCCAATATGAAGAACTCCACCCATATTAGGATGAGCAGTACATTGATAGAATAAAGTATTTGGTGCATCTTGTGGAACTTCAAATACAATATCTGTTGGTGCAGCACCATCATTATTAGTTACACCAATATTATATTGTGTACCTGTAGATCCATTAGGAGTACTTTGAATCCTAAAAGGATGACCTGAAGATCTATTATGAAAAATATATTTCTGCCCTCGAACAAGATTTATATCTGGATCATTTACTGTGCCAGTTAATCCAGGTCCAGTAAATGTATAATGGTTTGATGCATCATTACCTAATATCCATCCACCCAAAGCACCAACAAACTTACTAGCGGTACAGGTTGCACCTATTGATACATCAGTACTAATTGCAACATTTACGGCATTTAAATTTAAATTATTAGGGCTTTCAATTGTTGGAACACCAGAAGCTCCAATCAAATTAATTTCCTTTACGCCAAAACCTTTATCTGCCATTGTATTTTTTATCTATTTATTTAATATATCCTAAAAGAATATCATCATCAGACGAAAATAGGTGACGAACGTCACCCATTTTAGTATTAACATCATTATAGATCATAAAAGTTAAGTTTCTGCCTTCAAAAATTAAATGTATTATATACATCAATACATTTTTTGAGTACCATTAACGTCCTCGGCAGTTCCTCCATACTGGTCTGATCTATCCACATTAGTAGATGGGAATGCTCTAGCAGAACCACTTATTTGTCCCCAAATAATTCTAACCATACCATTTCCACCTCTTCCTGCAGGTGAACCACCATTTGCTCCACCAGCACCACCACCAGGGAATCCACCATCAGGAGTTGTTCCACCACCCTGTCCATGTTGGTTTGATTGGCTTTGTCTATCGTAACCATTTCCCAAGTCAGTACCACAAGCATAAGTACTTTGATTACTATTATTTGAGTATCCTCTTAGTCCAGTATTATATGCGGTTGATCCACCTCCACCACACCAATGATACTCATTACTAGGTGAACCACCAGTACTACCAGCAGTTCCATTAGAACCTTGTCCATAGACACCTGTTCCACCACCACCATTTGAATAATATGAAGAACCTCCATTAGCGGAGTGACCTCCACCACCACCACCATTTTGTCCTGGTTCTGGGTTTACTCCCCAATATGGAGTATTTCCTGCACGTCCACTACCAGAATCTCCACCGCCATTATAACCACCAGCACCTCCACCAGGCATTCTAGATCCACCATAGTGAATACCAGATCCACCAGCACCACCACCATCACTATTAGTGTTAGGGAAACTACCAGAGTTAGAATACCATCCATTACCAGATGAACCTTGAGCACCTTCTCCACCATTAGCTACTGCATAGTTTGTTCCACCAACAGTAATGTAAGAAGACGACCCACTAGATGGATTAGTGTCTCCCCAGCTAGTAGCAAATCCTCCACCACCAACATAAACAGTAACTGTTTCACCACCTGTTACAGTAATATTATTCTTATAGGCTAATCCACCTCCACCAGCACCAGCACCGTCATGGTTGGTTTCACCAGCACCGCCTCCACCAACACAAACAACAGATATGGAAGTTACTCCATTAGGAACAGACCAATTATAAGTCTCCTGAGTATTCCAACCATCAGCATGGAATATTGCTCCACCGATAGTTGGAGCTATTGAAGTGTCATTTATAGTAATATTAGCAGACTGTACAACTCTATTAGTTCTAGCAGCATCTACATAAAGTGATACAAAGAATGTTTCAGTTCCTTCAGTTGATATATCATTAGCAGCAGTGACAGTGAATGAAGCAGTACTACCAGTTATTGTAACTTGTCCACTTGATGTTGAAAAATCTGCAGGACTAGAAACGTCCCAATATAATACTGTTCCATCTGCTATTCTCTCAGTGTTTACAGTAAATGAAACAGAAGCTCCTTCATCTATTGCTGTAACACCACCGTCAATAGAAATACCAAATGCAGGGAATCTCTCTGCTTGAACAATATCAGTTATTATATTATTAGAATCATATGTAAGTGACCAACCCTTTATCTCATCTCCTATCTTTTCGTTATATGCAGTAATTAATCCAACACTATTATACATTATAGCTTCATATTCATTCTCACCTAAAGTTACTTTAGTTACATTATTATTACCATCAGTTGTTATTCCTGAAGATCTATCAAATGCAGATGTTGTTATTATGGTTCCACTACCACCTCCGCCACCTTTACCACGATTGTGACTAAGTCCTACATAACGTCCCATGTTTCTCTATTCAGATAGTACCAGTTCTCTATATATTTATCAGTTTTAAATTTATTAAATTTAGTTAGGTAATACTAGTATCATTAATTGTTATATCAGAACTTTGTGCAACTTGATTTGTCCTAGCAGAATCAGTAAATAATCTTGCCTTAAATGTCTCAGCTCCTTCAGTTAATCCATCTGCTTCAATATCTACTGCAAAGGTTCCTGTATTATTAGTAATTGTAACTGTTCCAACCATTACTCCAGAGACAAAGTCAGGACTTGTTGCACCACTTACTGTCGCAACATCCCAATAAAGAGTTGTTCCACTAGCTATATGTGTAGTTGTCACACTCATACTACACGTAGCACCTTCATTTACACTACTAGGAACACTAATATTATATGTTGGAAAAATATCAGGATGATTACTTGGGAATGATCTATCACCATACCATATAATTCTCACTGCACCCTGTCCACCAGATCCACCGTTTGAACCATATCTTCCAGCACCTCCACCTCCACCATAATCACCAGCATTTCCACCAGTATTACCAGATCCACTACTACCAGCATTACCACCATATCTTCCTACTCCACCACTAGCATTTCCATCATATGTGCCAGAACCATTATAAGATCCATCAGTTACTCCCCAACTACCATCCTGTACAAGACCTACACCACCACCTCCACCACCAGTACCATATCCACCGCCTCCACCAGAGTAGTAACCATTTCCATTTAAATGTTCTCTTCTATTACCATTACCAGTAGCACCACCAGTAGATCCACCATTAGTTTGATTAACTCCTTGTCCAGAATAAGTATAATCACTTCCACCCAATCCACCACCATCACCAACTACAACATCTCCAGCATTGCAGCTACTATGACCACTCCAAGTTCCAGCACTAGCATGGCATAAAGCAGTGCCACTTCTTTCTACTTTACTAGGTCCACCATCTCCACCTTGATTTACAGGATGATTGGAACCACCTCCACCAGATCCACCATTACCAACAGTAACAGTCAATGTTTCACCAGCTGTCACAGTAACATCATTGGCATAAGCACCACCACCTCCAGCACCACCAATTGCAGAATATCCACCGCCACCGCCTCCACCGCCTCCAGCTCCTCCACCTATACAAAGAATAGAGATTTTATTTGTAAATGGAGGAACAGTAAAACTATAGGTTCCAACAGAAGTAAAGTTCTGTTGTCCTGGTGGACCTTGATAAGAAGTATCGAGAATATCTACTAATGAACTTATAGCAACTTGATTTGTCCTAGCAGAGTCTGTATAAAGTTTAGCCTGAAATTCTTCTACACCTTCTGAGGTAAAATCCTCAACTGTTATGGGTGTAGTAAATGATGCTGTACCATGCCAATTAATTTCAGGTGCAGTTAAAACATTTGTTATTTGACCTTCAATAGAACCACTAAAATCACCAGCAGTAGCAATACCCACTAAACTCCAATATAAAGGTTTTCCATCATCTACACCAACAGTTGCTATACTAAAGGTTACAGACTCTCCTCCTTCAGTTATTGGTGTTGCACTTGGTGGATTAAATGAATATGATTCTGGTGGTCTTGGACCTCTTTCAACAATAGAAGTAACTAATCCAACAGAATCATAGTTTATAGACCATCCAGTTTCAGTATTATCTATAGTTTGATTAAATGAAGTAATCCTATTATTACTATCATATGCAATATAAGTATAAGTTCTTTCACCAAGAGTTATCTCTGTTACATTATTATTACTATCTGTTGTTATTCCAGTTGCATTTCTAATCCACTCTTGAGTTGATAATATATCAGCAGTTCCAGAACCACCATTACTGAATATACTTCCAGGATAATCTCTTTTAATCGCTAATCCTATAAATCTACCCATTAGATACAGAAACCCCCTCAAGACTTACACCAACCATAGACGCTTTCCCATTGTTGCAGAAAGGATTATATAATATTCTTCTTGGAGAACTCTTCAAACTATAAGTATTGCTCCAATAATTTGAAGTATTACTATCTTGATAAGGGTCATAAAATTCTGAAGTATCAACTTCTACAGAACCATGAGTCAATAACCAATTTCTAGCCTCTACTCTAGTTGCATTTGGTTGCGACTCCATATACAATGCCATCACACCAGCAACTTGTGGAGATGCCATACTAGTCCCACTTATAGCATAATTATCAAAATTAGGATTTCTTGGATCAGCATAACCAACACTATATGGACTGAGAATATGTGATCCTCCAGCCCATACATCAATATTTGGTCCCCTACAACTAAAATTAGAACATCTTTCTTGAGATCCTGTCTGCCTTGCAGAATCTATAGCACCAACAACTATAGCAGCATCAGGTTGACCCTGTTTAGTTACAGCAGGTGTTCCAGATCTATTATAATGACTATCATAAGTATTTTGAGCATAATAAAAAGTACCCGTTAAGAATTCATTTTCATAATCCTCACCTTGCATATAATCTTGCTTATCGTCAGAATTACCTGCAGCGAAAACCCATACAATATCTTGACAATCAGGATCATTGAAAGCTTCATTTGCTTCTTCCTGACCAGCTATTTGTGTAGCAGTAAATTGTTTATAACCCTCATTTAACATTGACATGTAGTTTATAGCTGGTGCAACACTACTACTTACCTGTGTATTATCAACTTGAGTACCCCTATATGTTGCAGTATAAGGTTGTTGAGATGCAATGAATTGTCTATGACCCCAACTACCATTAACAACTGTAGGATTTCTTCTTCCAGTTTCTGGATTAATTGGTTTATTTTTATGCCATATTCTAATATAATCAAATCCAGAAGAAGGACTTGACCATCCACAATCACCTCTATCAACACAAGCAATAGACCATATGTTTGATTCAAACGCATGACCAAATTGATTTCCTGCAACAGTTCCAGCAACGTGACTACCATGCCAACTAATACTCCAAGGATAAGAAGTATATCCTTTTTCATGCAATAATGCAGATTCAACTTTATAATTTCCCAATGCTCCTGATCCAGCAGCATCTAGTCCATAGGAAGACCAATTAATACCATATTCAGATGCACCGTGAATCAATATATCTCTAACTCTAGTTTCACTTTCACAAGCAAGATTATTTTGAACTTGAGTTATTTTTCCTAATAAAAATTCTGGATGATCCCAACGAACTCCAGTATCCATTATAACAACATCAACATTCTTTCCACTTAAAGTATATTGACTATCTGAAGATACTATAGTATTCGCATTAAAATTATTTGTCCTTGACGAATGGCGAAGAATACCCCACTGAGTAAAATCAAGTGCTGCAGTACCTGGATTGCCACCACCCGATACTGATAATCTTCTATTCTGACATAGGAACTTATATCTATTAGTCATAAGATGACTATCAAATTCCTGATCATAAACCCTTTGTTTTAACGGTACTTCATTAAACAAAGTGGATCTTTCTACCCAATCTATTTTAGGATGATTTTTTAAAACATCAGCTTCAAGTGGAGATATTTCATAAACACTCCTTTTAGTAGAACACTGCATCTCGGAAGTACAGTCTATTCTTCTATTTGGTATATTGTCTATTTCATTTTCATTAATAATATAATCGTGTATCTCTACCCAATCAGAAGGATCCTTTACACAAACAGTATATGGTTGAACATCATTGTCACTTGTAGTAACAATAACTCTACCAGTATTAGCATCGATAGATGTAGAAATCATGATAGTTCATTTCGCAACCATTTATATTCAATAGTATTACCATTATACCCAGATCCATCTGGGGTTGCTTGTAGTATCATATTACCACCACTAATTGTTACGCCAACATTAACAATTAAATCACTATCAAACACAACTCCATACTCCTGAGAATATGCTGTAGATCCATCATTCATTAAAATAACTTTCTGTGACTGCCTACTAGTAGTACCAGAATCATAAAAATATAATAAGTATTCAGCAGTAACATTAGATACTGCGATACTGTCTATATTTTCAGCAGTTCCAGCTCCAGCAGTCCATGACCCAGATCCAGTTGTTCCACCAGAACCACCACCAGATCCAGGAGGACCTGCAGGACCAGGAGGACCTGCAGGACCAGGAGTACCATTAGTACCAGCAGGACCAGTAGGACCTGGAGGACCACCAGCAGGACCTGGAGGACCTGGAGGTCCATCTCCACCAATAATTTTTGTAGGTGTAGATTCATATACTATAAGAACACCACCAAAAGTAGAAGGATCTAATGGACTTGTTCCTGCATTATCCAACCATCTTGCAGTAAATCCTGATGCGGTTTTATTCATGATACTTACAGTATGAGTATCATACTGTTCTCTCTCTGCTAGAACATAATAATTTGAATCAGTTAAAACATTAGTAAAGGTAAAATCCATATCACCATTACTACTATTATATGCACCCCACGACATATTAGTTCCTTGACCAGCATTATTAGTGTTTACATAAGCATACGCTGAAGGAATAATTTGTGTAGTAGAAGGTGCAGCACCTGGAGGACCTGGAGGACCATCTGCACCTTGTCCACCAGCAGGACCTGCAGGACCAGTAGGACCAGTAGGACCTGGAGGACCACCAGAAGGACCAACAGGACCAGTAGGACCTGGAGGACCATCAGCACCAGTAGGACCATCTTGACCTGGAGTACCTGGAGAACCAGAAGGACCAATTGGACCAGCAGCACCAGCAGGACCAGGAGCACCAGCAGGACCAGTTGGACCAGCAGTACCTGCAATATTTGTTATACCTGAACCATCACCAAATAAAGTAGAAGCAGTTACAGAAGAACCTACAGATACATTATGTGCAACATCCAAATCATAAAAGTATGAAGTTCCTGTTGTACTAATACCTGGAATAGTAGCAGCATTAATAGTGGTTATACCAACTTTCCAAGTTGTTCCATCCCACTTCCATG